TAAATTATTAAAAGATGAAATATTCTAAATTTCATTTTATTTTATCATATTACCAAAATATCTTGTTAAAACTACTACTAAACCAAGGACTATTAAATGAGGAACTATATATTCTACAAGTGTTTCATCCCTCATACTACATAATTGTAAATCTAAAATTATTAACAAAAAAATACCCCATCCTAAAACCCATGTCATATTTTTAAAAACTTTCAAATTTTTTGTAAATAAAAGTGGTATAAGGAAACTGATAACAATTACAAATTTTGTAATAAATAAAGCAATTAATGAATATAATGGTCCAGAAGAAAAGTCTTTTATATCTTCGGCTTTTTTTGATAAATATAAACCATATGCTTCAGATGCGCTATCAGAAATGGCTAAAGATATGATACTAATTATTAACAAATTATATGATATTTTTGTTTGAACTAAACCGGATATTAAACCACTTGTTGTAATAACACCGGAATTTAAACCGAAAAATAATCCTTGTCTAATATCATCAATCATATATTATAATTAAATAAAATAAATGCTTTTTCGGAAATATATTAACTTTAAAGTTTTAAAATATATTTCGTCATTTCTCAAATAAATTTGAACATTTATTATAACTTTTTTTTTATATATTACTCATATCACTTCAGTTCTCGCCGCCACCTGAAAGTAAAGGATTAACATCATCCATAACCTCGCCTCACCCACCTGTTTGAATGGGTGATTTTTTTAAGATTGATGAAAAAGATTCAATATTTGAATGTCAGCCACCTTTTTGTTTTTTATTTCGTTTCATAACAATACCAGGCAAATCGCCAAACTTGGTTGTTCCCACCTTCATAAACCCATTTTTATTATAAAATTTGATAGCCCGTTTATTGTTTGTTCTTACATCTAATAATAAATTAGTATTATCATGTTTTTTTAAAAAATTTAAAAATATTTTTTTGGCTTTACCATTACCCTGTGTTTTATTAACCAATTGATTAATTTTAATATCGCCTTTTTTTAAATTATATTTTGAATATTTGCCGGGTGTTACTTTGTATTTTTTCCAAGTTAAAACAACGCCGTTTTTAAATATAATCTCCTTATTTTTAAATTTCTCTCTTAAATTTCCTTCTAAAAACTGAAAATATCCTCGAGGAAATATTTCTGGATATTGTTTAAATATTTTTACAATTTTTTTTATTTTACTAACTTTTTTCAGTGTTTGTTTTTTCCTTGTTTGTTTTTTCTTTCTCCGCGAACGTTTCTGCGTTTTCGGCATATATATATCTTTTGAAAAAAGATATGGCAAAAATATATCTTTTAAACTTTTAAAAAAGTTTGACAAAAGATATGGCAAAAATATATCTTTTAAACTTTTAAAAAAGTTTGACAAAAGATTTACTTTAAAAAAAAGATATATTTTTTTCTAAAAAGAATACACTAATAATGTTTGATGTACTTTTACTGTATAACCCAATCTTTTTGCTTGTGGTAACATAAGTTTTATAGGTGATATTTTTTTATAAGAAAGCACAACTTTGTCGAATGGTTTCATACCGCATTTTTCCAATATCTTTTCGGTTTGATATGTGAAGTCATAGAATTTATGATTTTTGCGCCAATCACCGACCATAATGCAGTATTTTGCACCTGGTAGAGCTTTTTCCGTTACGCGTTTCCAAATTTTCTCATATTTTTCTAAAAATGATTCCCAAGTTTTCTCTCTATCTATTCCATCTTTCTCATATTTTTCTAAATTCCAATATGGAGGACATGTTAATAATCCGTCATGATGTGGTATTTCTTCGGATAAAGAATTAGCTAAAATATTATCTACCCCGAATTTTTCCTTTGCATTGTCAATCGCCTTTTGTGATATATCGTATCCAATGTATTTTTTATTTGCCTTTTTTATAGCATTATGTCTTTCACCCCAACCGGCAAAAGGGTCGAAAATTATTTGGTTATCTCTTAAATGGAACTCTGCGCACCATTCTGCTATATCTTGTGGGAATGGACTATATGTTAAACGGCTTGATTTTTTATCATGACATTGTTTTCCTCTAATACCTTTCATACCTGATGGTTTTACATCGAAAACCGACACTGGTAAATATTTGTAACTTATATCGTTTTTTTTGTCATTAATATTATTTTCACTAATATCTTTAGTTATAAAATTTTTAATCATTAATATTATTATTTATTTTTATATGTTTTCTTAAACATATAAAAATAAATTAACGTTTTTTGTCAAAACTTTTTTCTAAAAAGTTTATTTTGTCAAAACTTTTTTCTAAAAAGTTTATTTTGTCAAAACTTTTTTCTAAAAAGTTTATTTTTGTCAAAACTTTTTTCTAAAAAGTTTATTTTTGTCAAAACTTTTTTCTAAAAAGTTTATAATCCACCTGGGAAACCAACAAGATTAGCACCAATACCAAAACCGGCACCTGACCTGGCAGAGACAGCCATGGAAGGAACATATGTGTCGAGGATGGAGAATGTAGCGGCAGCGGTTAATGCGATAAGCGCTACTTCTTCCAGATTGAGTGATTTCTTTGGGATAGCATAAGCTGCAATGGCAACCATGATACCTTCAATAATGTATTTTACTGCTCTTCGCATTAATTCTCCTAAATCTAAAGATGCCATTAAATTTTCAAACATATTTATAATAATAAATTAGAAAAAAATAATATAGTTACAAAAAAACTTAAATAGTAAAAATAGTAATAAATATATATGAGTACGGATATGAATTTTACAAGAAAAACCTGTGATGACGGTAGTGAAAACCCAAAATATGTAGATTTACTGGAAGAAGATAAACCAATTTCTGGCCAAAAGTTTGTTTGTGTTTCTTTTATTTCACCGGAAAATGTCTTAAAACAAAAAGAACATTTTTATTTTGAGGAATTCCTAAAAGATTTTGATATGACAAAATCTGTAAAGAAATTTACTCAATTTTTAAATTTTATAGGCTATAAATATAATTTGAAATTTGAAAAATTAACCGAAGATTTTAATGAATATCTTAAGAGTGAAAGTGAAACTTTTGACTCTAATTACGTTAAAGATGCTTATAAAAATTTCGTTGATGCAAATGAGGAAAGATTAGAAAATGATTTTTCCGAAGCTCAAAATTTCCAAACAAGTACACGAGGTATTAAAATTAGAGGTTCTTATTCTACACAGGGTGAGGCAGAACTTCGCTGTAAGTTGTTACGTGAGGTAGACCCAAACCATAATGTTTTTGTCGGCCCGGTTGGGATGTGGATGCCCTGGGAACCAGATGCTTATAAAACAGGAAGGGTAGAGTACCTCGAAGAACAATTAAACCAATTAATGAGTGAAAAAATAAAGAATGAGGAATATGCTAAAGTGGAATTTGATAAAAGAGTGAGAGAGACAAAGGAAAAAGCAATAAAGAAAAATATTAAATTGGCTGAAAAAACTGGAAATAAATTAACGCAAAATATTGATGAGAATGGTAATCTTGTTGGTATTAACAATACCATTGAAGAATCATTTGGATTAAAGGAAGAAATTACAACTGCTGATATTCAAAAAGAATTATTTGAAGGGGAAAATATTGTTAATACAAAGAGGGATAAAAGTAAGCGTAAATTTAATGAAGATGGGACGAGGGATTAGATTTTTTTAATATTTTTTTAATGTTTTATAAAACATTAAAAAATTTACCATTTATTTTTTTTAACGTTAATTTGTGGCCCCTTTTTCATAGCTTTTGGATCATATTGTTCTTCTTCATCATCAGAATTTAGATCTTTGGACATTTCCCAAAATTCTTTTGAACCTAAACGAAATTTATTGTGCGAGGTGGCTTTATACCAAAAAATTTGGTCTTCCAACTTATTAGATTTTGCATTATTTGAAATTACAAGACATTCATAATTTTCAGTGCACTGGTCCATTACCTGACAAAATGATTCAAACGTAGAAAACATACCAGCATAATTTTCATATATACGTTTTCTGTTTGTTAAATATGGTTCTCTTAAAATAAATGTATAGTCAATATTAGTTCGAAGATTTGGTGGAACACCTAAAGGATACTGCATTGTAATAACGAGCATAATTTTCCAATGTCTTCCATTCATAAATAATAATCGCATGACTTTTTCGCGACTCCAACTATTATCATATAAACAATCATCTAAAATAACAAAAGCCCTTGCATCTATGTTCGATTTACCATACGCTATTTTTTCTTTTTTTATTTGTTTTAGTACAATTCTTT